CTGACCACGCAGGCATATACAGGACGCCCCTGGCCTCTGATTGATGGTGTCGGGCAGATTTACGGCATGTATGTGCTGACTGAAACGAATACGACCCGTTCCGAGTTTGATCGCTACGGTAAGGCGAAAAAGATAGAATTTTCACTGACCCTTGAACGCTGTGATGAGGATTTGCGGGAGCGCCTGCAATCCTCATCGTTCAGCGATATGCTGTCCGGCTTCAAAGATAAGGTGGCGTCATCCCTTAACAGTGCGGTCAGTTCTGTTAAGGGACTGTTCTGATTTAACGCAAATCACAAATAGTTAGATAAACAGAAATAACGATAAGGCCCGATATTCGGGCCTTTCGTTTATTCTGGTTGATCAGGGAACGTAACGGGTAATTCAGTGGTATCAGTGGTCTCAACTTGTTGCACGTACCGCATCCAGCGCATCAGTTGTTGCTTATCTGAATCACTGATAATCCCTAATGCAAGCTGGGTCTGCCAGAACTGCGTTTTTTCTCTGGCCTGCTGTAATAACCTTTGTTTCTGGTTTTCAGCCTGCAAGCGTTGCTCTTCTTCGGTATACACACGTTTAATGACTGAGCCATCTTTAAACATCCAGTTACCTGAAATATCAGCGCGTCGGTTTGCTGTAATATTAGGCAACTCGACAACACTTTTTCCTTCCGGGCAAATTGCAGTTACATCCGTTTGCACGTCGCATATGACATTATTTTCATCATATGCAATCTTTATGGTGTCTGGCTGAAAGTTCTTTTGTTCCTCATACCAGTTTTTACCATCTTCAGCGAATAACCAGACAACGCCGGAGTTTTTAGTTAACAGGTACTGTTCTTTTGTTTTTGGATTGCCCGGTTTTATATTTTTTAAATGCATCATAATCAAACACTCGATACGTTATACCATGTACCATTAATATTTTTTTGAATTGGTCTGTAATAAACACCACCAATATTATCGGCAGAGTTTGAGCCTGTATCCTGAACGATAATCCCGGTATATGCGCAACCAGATGGAGCCTGATGCGTCCATGTTGTCCCGTTATTTGCTGGTTTATAGGATGACGCGCCACCAAGTCTAATATCCCGGACATAGCGTGAATCAAAGTTGCCATAGTTAGATGGTGATACCTGCCCGTTAACAGCAAAAGTGATGCTGTTATCTGTATTTCTCTGACTGTAAAAATGCCAGCCTGCATCATCACCTAATTCAGCCACCACCGGACGACTTGCGTTTCCCCACAAATTGAATGCGGCTTCCTTCGTGGATGTATTGCTGCTGCTGACCGTGAACTTTTTCCCGCTACCGGCACGTACTTTGGTACTTGAGACAATATCACCTGTAACACTCAGGCCATGCCCCATTGACACTCCGCCATTGGCGTTATTGATAGTCAGCGGTCTTAAGCCGTTCCATGTCCCAAATTTATCGCCAGAGGCCGTCAGCATTAAATATGTGCTGCCGCCATCATTCCTGATAAAGAATCCATAATTGCCATAAGCAATGCGCAGACCATTAGCACTGAGTGATGTAATCTCACCTCTTGAACGGAGACCATAAGCGGAGCTGAGTGATAATTCTTCCTGAGCGTCATAGTTTCCTGTCGCCCAGCGAATTACCCCGCCCTGTACTGTTTCATGCCAGATAGTATCTCCTTCTCCACCACGAAACTTTCTGAGATATTTTTTGCCGCCTCTGGTGCCTGAACATAAGGCCGTAGACATATAGGCATTCTGGCTTCCGCCATCCTGATTAATCGTTCCGGTCATTGAGTCGCCCTGACGATTCCAGTCACGACGCCAGCCGGGGAAGTAGCCGCCCCCATGATTAATGTAAGTGAATTGTGCGCTGGTTGTACCGCCACCACTTGATGTTGTCGGCGTGGTTACTCGGATAGTGATTGCAGATTTAGTTCCCATGACCTCGACGACACAACCAGCCAGGTGGATATCACCACATCCGGTATCCGTAATGATTTTGTTATTTGCATATGACCATGAGCCTTTGCACATCCAGTACGGATGATTAAATGCACCACGGGAATCCAGCCATTCAATAAACTGAGCGGTTGTCCAGTTTCCGGCTTCAGTGCTCAAAGCGCCGCTATAAGCACGACAGGCACCGATATTTTTCGTGAAGGTATCCTTTCCCGGAATATCCGCACCGTTCTGATCTTTCTGAAGGCGTTTTTCAGCATTGTCATAGGCAGACTTCACCGCTTTTGATGTTGCGGCCAGCGTTTCAGAATCACTGTTGGTGACGCTACTGAGCTGGACAAGACCTTTTCGCGCTGTAGTGGCATCCTGTGCAGTGTATTTCCCGTTAGCAAGGTTATACGCGGCCTTTACCGCCTTTGGCGTTGCCGCAAGCGTTTCAGAATCGCTGTTGGTGACGCTACTGAGCTGGACAAGACCTTTTCGCGCTGTGGTGGCGTCCTGTGCAGTGTATTTCCCGTTAGCAAGGTCATACGCGGCCTTTACCGCTTTCGGTGTTGCGGCCAATGCTTCAGACGTGCTGTTGGTGGCGCTACTGAGCTGGACAAGACCTTTTCGCGCTGTGGTGGCGTCCTGTGCAGTGTATTTCCCGTTAGCAAGGTCATATGCTGCCTTTACCGCCTTTGGCGTTGCCGCAAGCGTTTCAGAATCACTGTTGGTGGCGCTACTGAGCTGAACAAGGCCTTTTCGCGTTGTGGTGGCGTCCTGTGCAGTGTATTTCCCGTTAGCAAGGTCATATGCTGCCTTTACCGCTTTCGGCGTTGCGGCGAGCGTTTCAGACGTGCTGTTGGTGGCACTACTGAGCTGGACAAGGCCTTTTCGCGCTATGGTGGCGTCCTGTGCGGTATATTTCCCGTTAGCAAGGTCATACGCGGCCTTTACCGCTTTCGGCGTTGCGGCCAGTGTTTCAGACGTGCTGTTGGTGGCGCTACTGAGTTGAACAAAGCCTTTTGCGGTCAGCGAGGCGTCCGGGTGACGTCGTGACTGTTCATGTTCTTTCAGTTTGTCATTCACGTAATCCACTGTGGCCATAACCATGGTGTTATCCACGGTAAGCGCCACGGTGGCAGTGCTGGATACGGTCAGAATGGTGCGAAATGTTTGTACACGTCCGGATCCTTCGGCAACGGCTGGCTTGTAACTTTCCGCAGTATTGCCCACCGCGATCAAATCGCCGTGCTCATCAAATACACCAATTTCCCGGATCCAGAATCCGCCCGTTTCAGGAGGAATAACCAGCTCCGCAATAATGCGGTTCTGATGTGTTGCGTCCAGGATGACGCGATTAACAGTATGTCGCCACACCTCATGCACCAGACGGGTCTGCTTACTGTCTGGTGTGGGCAACGTGCCGCCACCGTCGCCCACGGCCATATGAGTCAGGCGGACAGGCTTACCATCTGGCGCGGCTGCCTGAGCTAATTTTTTTGCACCCGTATCGGTGATAACGGTTTTAAATTTTCGTGTTGTGGTACTCATGCTTAATCGTCCGGATAAATGGTAATGACTTCACCGTCGTAAGTTGCTGCCGCCGCGAAAATATCCCCCGGAATCTCCTGAATGATATTCAGCCCTGTCATGTGGCGGCTGACCGGGCGGGCATCAGCAATCAACCGCTCCATTTCCAGATACATTTCCTCCGTCACGCCACTGTCCAGCGTGCCCACTTCAACGGTAAATGTTCCCGGTTCTCCGCCGAACTCCCACCACTCAGACACACGAATGAGGTATCCCAGCGGCTCAATGGCCCGGCGCAGTGCGCTGATGGTTCCCTTGTGTCGGTGTATCAGCCATGCATCACGAATCACCTGTCGTTTTGTCTCTTCCGGCCAGTTGCGATCCCAGCGGTCAACGGAAAACGCCCAGGCGAGATAAGGCAGCAGATGCACCGGGCAGGTGTCCGGCGACCACAGCGTGTTGAGGTCTACCGGAATGTCTGTAATGCGTGTTCCGACGGCTTCGGCACAACGCATGAAATTGCTGGCTGATGGTGGTAACAACGAATTACTCATTGCGCCCACCTTCGCTGATGGTGAATGACTCACAGCGCGCCGCCTGTATGTCGCTGATGGCCATATTCTGTGTGGGTTCGATTATCTCCACGCGTTGCACACCGTGCACATGCAGTGCGGCAGCAATGGCGGACAACGCCACGTCCTGACCGATAAGCCCCTGCTCAGCCAGCCACTTCCTGAACGACGATTCAGCCGCGGCCAGAATAGGTTCGGATTCCGGGCCGGGGTAAAAGTACAGTTTTGCATTCAGCCGCCATGTCACGATTCTGGCGCTCTGTACGGTCAGGCGGTCGGCCACCGGACGGGTATCCTCTGCATTCAGAACGGCGCGAACGGTATTAAGCAACGCCTCCGTTGCTGTGCCGTCGCCTTCAGTGGACAGAATGGAAACCGTCACACAGGCCGGAGACGGGCTGATGGCCCGCGCATCACGCACCAGACCGCTGGCGCTGCGTGCAAAATACTCGTATGCACCTGACGGGCCAGCAACACTCAGGCCATCGTACGCCCGCTGTGCCCGCAGTCTCAGCGAGGTGTCACTTTCCATCACTGCGTCGGTGGTATCCGTTGCCGGAGTGATGGTCAGGCGCTTTGTGTTCATATTGCCCGCGAGGTTGTCCAGGTCTGTCCCGGCGCTGTGGCTTAACATGCAGGCGCGTGCCCCCTCATTGACCCGCTGGCGTAACAGCATTTCACGAAACGCTGTTGTCTGGGCGATAACGTTCAGGGGTTCCGATTCCAGCTCCAGCGCGGCGGAGACGGCTTCACGCTGTTCGGCGGGATAAGCCGCAATCATCATGGCCTTTGTGTCAGCCAGAATTGCCTCAAAGTCAGGCTCCGCGATGATGGCGGGTTCCGGTAACTGGGAAAGGTCAACGGCGGGCATGATTTACTCCTTCAGCGTGATGGTTAACTCAACATTCTGCATGGTCTGCATGACAGTGCCCGACAGCGTCACCCCGGCGCGGCCTCCCGCTTTCCAGACAACGTCGATGGCGTCCAGGGCAATGCGGGGTTCCCATCGTGTCAGCGCAATCACGGCAGCACTCATGCATTGCAGACGAGTTGTGTTATTCATGGGTTCGTCAATCAAATCAGGCACAAGGCTGCCATATTCCCGTCGCATAACCCGGCTTGCCAGCGGGGTGATCAGGATGTCCCTGACTGACTGTTTCAGGTGCTCCATATCGTTCAGGTTTCCCGTCCCGTCCGGATTCATTCCTGTGTAGCGGGTTGTCACTGCGGGCCTCCTGTCGAATCGCTGCCACCTTTAACGCCACCGTGCTTATGCGTATGCACTGTGATGCCGTTTGAGGTGAAATCGCCGCCGCTGTGCGTGATATTGCCGCTCATCTTTCCCCCTTTTGTGACGTCAAGCGTCGCTGTTCTCAGAAGGTCTGTGCATTCCACGACGGGCGTATCCAGTGTCACGCTGACGGATGCCTGCAGGGTGGCTGTTTTCATGCCGCTGGCGCTCAGTGCGCCTGCGTCCGTGTCGTAGCGGAACACCGCGCCATCCGGCGCGCTGATCACGATTTCTTTCAGGCTTTTGCCGGGGGCCGGACTGGCATCACTCCACAGGCTGCCAATTATCATGGCGGTTTCCGGGTTGCCGCCAATGCAGGCAATTACCACCTGTTCGCCTGGTGATGGCGGCAGCCACACATTGAAGGCTCCCGCGCGCGTGGTGTTCCAGCGCAGCCAGCCTGTTTCCAGTTCGCCGCTGCGAACGCGCACGCACCAGGATTCCTCATCAACTTCAGAGATGATCCCGGTACGGATGATGTTGCTCAGCAGTCGCATGAGTTCTGCGCTCACCGTACAGCCTCCGCAATCCGGCCCAGCACCGTGTTATAAATCAGGCGCTCATCTGCCTGGCTGATACCCAGCAGCTCACGTACCGGGTAATCGGTGAAAATGCCCGGCGCAACCTGATCGCGCTCACCGAACTGATGAACGCGTGCAATACGTGCGGCCACGCCGCTGTAACCCACCGTCACACCGGAAGCATCTGCACGGGCTTTCAGGTAGCGGGCGGTGCGCAGTTTTACGAACATGGGGACGCGCTTTGTGCTGTCCTGGTTGATGCGCCGGGTGCGTATTTCCAGAAAACGGTCGATGTCATCCCGGTAAAACGTGCGGATATTGTTTTTATCCTCATCCCACCCGGTAATGGTTCGCCCGTATTTCCCCGTGTCGTGATGCCAGTTTTTCAGCGTGCGTGCTTCGTTATTCCAGATAAAGCGAATGCGCTCCTGTATCCGGGTTACGCGGCGTCTGCGTGGTGTCCATGCGGTCCCGTCCGGCGCTTTCTGTGACCGGATGCGCGCCTGCTGGGCGCGGCGTAAATCCTGTGCCAGCTTTCTGGCGATGTTATTGATGGCCTGCTGATTCAGGCTGTCGCGGATGGCCTCAAAGGTTTCATCCACGCGGGTGAATGCCTTATCCATCGCTTTCACCCCACGTCACATCCTGGAATACATGCGACCAGTCGCCTTCGGAAGATGGCAGGCGGGGTTTTGGCTCCGGCAGGTGTTCTGCCTGCGGTGTGCCCTGACTGCTGCGCGTGATGCGAACGCGTTCCCGCAGGGGGAGCGTAAACAGGAGATCGGCGCTGTCATCGTCATTGATAACGGCGGAAAATTTGATGTCCTGATTACGCTCAGGGTTGAGCAACAACTGTGGCTGATTTTCGGATAACCACGCCAGCAGCGGCAGCGTGAGGTCGTCCAGCTCCCCGGCGTAATCCATGACAAACATCACCATCTGATAGCGGTAAACAAACGAGGGCGTTTCTCCGGTCGTTTCAATGTTGCCGCTCTCCACGAAAATGGTGAATTTTTCCGGGTTGGCCTGACACCATCGGCATGAACGGGTCATGGCTTCACGCAGGGAATCAGTTTTCAGCATGGTTGTTGTCCTCGTTGTTCAGTCGTTGCAGTCTGCGCTGTTCCAGTAATTCAATGGCCCGTTTATCCGCGTTACAGGTTTCCAGTGCATCCAGAAGGCGGTCGCCCCATATACCGAGATTTCCCCATGTGGGAGTGTCAGGGAAGGGGGGAGGCGTTACCGGTATGGTCAGCGTCTGCGGTATAAGCCGGACTGACGGCGCTGGCCGTGGCGCGTTCTGCGTGCCTGCGCAACCTGTCAGTAAAACGAGCATCAGGCAAAGCGTGGGCGCATTCATCTTTTGCAATATCGTTGCGTAGCTGTTCACGTCTGGCTTCTCCGTCCTGATTGCGTTGCTGATTTTCCACGCGGAGTTGCGCCAGCACCTGCTGCATATCCTGTACCCCGGTGCTGATGATATTCAGGGTGTCGACGGTACTTTTCAGGGTGCTGGCCTGCGCTTCGTTTCTGGCGTTCTCCCGGCCCAGCGACCACGACAGACGTATGGATGTTCCCCATGCGGCAATCAGAAGGAAAGCGACACCCAGCGTGGGCCAGAGCTTCATGCCGGATAGGCTCCGTGTGGTAACTGAAAATGCGGTCCGTCTTTCAGGGTCTTCCAGTCGCCGCCCCATTCCACCGGAATATTCAGTTCCCGGCTGGCCTGTCTGAATGCTGCTGCGATTTTTTCGTACAGCGACCATTCCCATGACACCTGGCTGCCGATATAAGCCACAACATCCACGGCATGCCCCGTAAGGTGGCGGCTGTTCATGGTCTGGCTCTTACCCGTGGCCACCAGTTGCTTCTGGCGGTAACGGCTGCGCAACCCTTCGGTGATACCAAAATCCACTTCCGAGATTTCCAGTGCCCGTCGGGTCACTTTCACCAGATCAGGATTTACGCCCTGCAAATTCTTTTCGCTCCGGCTGCTGAATTTAAATGTGTTGCTCATTCGTCCTTCTCCTTCACCCTGCGATTAAAGGCCGCAATAACCTTGTCGCGTGCTTTCTCTGCCCCCATAAAACCGATTGATGCGCCGATAAACGTCACGGCATCTTCAGGAAAACCGAAGAAGCGCAACGACCCGGCCACGGCCATGGCAAGAACGCCGCACGCCAGCGATCCCGTTACGGTCTGAACCAGTGTTCGTCCGTCATAAAGACTCATCAGCGCGGAAATGCTGACCGCCGCGCCTACTGCATACACCGTTGGCAGGTGGTCAAAGAGCCATGCAATAACCTGCTCTGTGATCCCTGTTTGAATGGTGCTCACTGCTACTCCCCCCACAACTGAATCATTTCTCGTTTCTTCTTCTCCGGCTCCGGCATCTCCACTTCCTGCCCGGCGTCCAGAAATACCTGCTGACAGAGTCCGGGGTTGGCATCCAGCACCTTTTCGGTGACGCCCTGCGTCGTGCCGTAGTACCGGAAACAGAGCGAATCCACGGTGTCGCCTTCCAGTGCCTTTACTTTCATCAGCACAACTCCGCAAAGATTCGCGGACGGCACAGAATGTCAGAGATGGCCCAGCTCACATCACGCCACAAATCCGATGTCTGTATATCCAGTGCGTCCGCCCGGCGGTCGCCCTTGTCCGTTGTGTCCGCATCGCGGTAACGCTCCAGAATCAGGGCGCGTGTGGCGGTGTAAACCGCATTGCGCCAGTGCCAGAGATTGACGCTTTCTCCGTTAATTACGGGTGCCGGAACATCGGCCAGCGTCTGATGGCCAGCCGCCTGCTGTTCCTGCTGCCATGCTTCCAGCTCGCGGGTAACATGTGCCACAGCCCCGGTGGCGGTATGCAGCAGACGGGAGGTGGTCACACGGCCCGGCAGTCGTACCGCCAGACGCAGCTCACGCAGCACAATATCCGGCCAGAATGCACCCGCTGAAATACGGGTATCACCATCATCGGTATCGGTGATGTCGTCCTCTGCGGGGCCGGGGTTGGTTCTGGCAACCATACTCATGGGGTTCACTCCTGAAAAAAATCGGGCGGTGGGTGCGCGGTGTAAACGGTCACGGAGTCAAACCGGAACACCGCGCACGCCGCCCGCTGACGGGGTCAGTCGTTAACCGCGCTTCGCCTTCTGCGTCGCGGTGGTTTTTCGTGTTGCAGGCTTCCGCGTTGTCTTTTTACTTTTGCTGCTTTCGTCCTGCGCCTGCTGTGCGCTGGCGTCTTCTGGTTCGGCTGCGGAATCGGCTTTTTTCAGGGCGCGGGAAAGGGTTGCAATCTCGCGTTTCACACCTGCATTCGGGTTCAGGTGCATTGCTTCGCGCAGCAGCTTCAGTGACAGGGCCATGCTGTCCGCATCACTCAGGCCACGACGGGCAAAGGCGCACGCCTTGCATAATTTGGCGCGCACTTCGTCCGGCATGTCCTGGTCGGTGACAATCTCCCGGAGGGTATCCAGTGGTTCGATAAAGGCGGACAAATCCGCGTCGGCATCCGTCCCGGCCTGCGTCAGTACCGGGTTGCAGATTTCTTCGGTCAGCACTGTGGCAGCAGTACGGCCAAAGTTATCCGGCATAATGAGGTTATGACGGACCACATACGCACCAATACGCAACGCCAGCGGAAGATCGCCGCAGTCAATCGCCCACACCATCAGCGTGGCAATCACTTCATCCTGCTGCCCGCCGTCAGCCTCCAGCGTTCCCTCAATCCAGCCGGAAAAGTCCGGCAACAACTCTTTTTTGATGGCGGCTTTCGCGCTTCTGGCCTGTACGCCCTTAAGCCGGGCCTGTGCCAGACGCAGACGATACAGCACCTCTTCATGCGCGGTACGCGCGGCGTGGTCCACGCCTTCATTCGCCCGGCCTGCGCGCTGTGCCATCACGTTCTGCCAGTGTTGCTGTGCAGGAGTAATCATTTTTTCTCTCCGTTACAGGCGGGCATGATGCCCGCTGTGAGTTGATTAGCTGTCGGCGAACTTCAGGCCAGTGACCATCGCGCACTTGCCATAGTCTTCAACGACATAAGCGTCATTGATGGACTGGTAGGTGGCGATGCGGTTGTATTCCGGTTCGTCTTTCATCAGACGACGCATTGAACCTTTCTGCCAGTAAATCGACAGGTTGTTGAACGAGGTGATCAGCATCGTTGCATCCGGGAAGAACGGCGCAAGGAACACACCCAGCCCGCCAATGGTGCGCGATGACAGGATGAGCTGTCCGGCGAGTAATTCCGCATTGGGATTCTGGCCGCTGATGCTGTTCAGCACGGGCAGACGCAGCGAGTTAAACAGGTTGCGCCCCATAATCACCACGAGGTCGTCAGCTTCCTTGTGCCATTCATCCAGCAGGGATGAGCGTGCGTCCTGAACCAGTGCATCAGCGTTCGCATACTTACCCGCGTGCGCCACGGTGTTGTCCATGTTGCGGGAGGTCAGCGTCACGTCATTCATTACGCGCGCGCTGGCATTGGTTCTGATGTGCTCCAGCCACCCCACGTTAACGTCCTGAAGCAGCTTGTTGGTGCTGAAGTTGGATTTTTCCGCGTGTGACGTGCCGTTAAAGCCGATCATGATGCGGTCAAGCGCCACCTGTCGGGCAATCTGTGCGCTGATGCGGGTCTGGAAGTCATTGTGCGCCGCCCAGGCATCAAGCTGCGGATACGAAATAAACGTGTCGTAGTTCACCTGCTCACACTGGTACTGACGGGACTTCAGGTCGACAGCGTTAATCGGGTTGCGGCGATCTGTGCCGTCATAACTGGTATTTGTGCGCGCAATCGGCCCGGTGGTGTCCATGAGGACTTTTTCGCCTTTCTGGTCGGTCACACCGATCACGTTAATTTTTTTTGTAAGTTCGGTGCTATCCTTTGAGGCGTTTTCAAAACGCTGCTGCACCGAGGGTTCCACGGTAAATCGCGATACCAGCCCAGAAACCGGGATATTGTTAATCGACGCCTGTCGCGTCATGTAGCAGCCCAGCTTGTTACGGGCATTATCTGACATCACCAGATTCATAAAAAATTTGCTCCTTTGTCTTATCAGAAGTCAGCCAGCTGGTCGGAGGCTGCGCCCGTTGCGGTGAACCGGTTCTGCGGATCGCCGTCCTGCGTGCGCAGTTTTTCCTTCAGTGCTGTCAGCTCTGTGGTCAGCGAAGTGATTTTCTGGCTGTCCTGCTGATGGCGGGTTTCCAGTGCATTAAAACGGTCGATAATATCGGCCTGTGACGTTGCGACACCTTCCACCGCTTCCTGAATACGGGAGAAACTGGCGTCATCCGCTTTGCGGCCACGGCCAATAATCCCCATAACGCGGTTAAACCACTGGGTGCCTTCTTCCTGACGTTGTTCGGTGAGTTCGATAAGTTCTGACTCCATAGCGGCGGTGAACATCGCCACGTCTCCCTGCTGACAGTTGAATGTCATCAGTTGCATACGTTGTTGTGCCGCAAAGGCCAGACGTTCCGTGCCCAGGCTGGCGGGGGTGTCGGTCATTGCCAGCCCGCGCAGGTAAGGGCCTCCCGTGATGGTTGACTGTGGTTCCAGCTCAATACTGGAGTAAATTTTTTTACCATCGTTAAGCAGGGACATCATGCGAGCGGTCGGCTCAATTTCGGCATACAGTGCCGTGCGGCCTGCCAGCGGGCCATCGGTTATGTCTTCGGTGCTCAACCCCACAACATCGCCCATAGCGGAAAACTCGCTACCGGGGAGTGGTGACAGGATGTGCTCAATATTCACACGTGCACCATAAACGGACGGGTTATAACTGGTGGCGGCAGCTTTCAGCATGTCGCCGTTGATTTCGCGCCCGTCTGCCGTCACACCGGAGACAGCCACGCGAAACTTTTTGCGGGATGTCTTTTTTTCATTAGTCATAGTTTTTGCCCCTCTGACTGGTTCTTCAGTCATGATGGCAAAGCGTAACAGGCTGATACAAAGGGCTTTTGTTGTAAGAAAACAGTCAGAACAGGGGGTTAAGGAGAACGGTTTCGCGCGCGGGTAATCTTCCTGTAATTACTCAGGGGGAGCAATGATTCAGGACGCTTTTGTGCGCCAGCGTGCGCGGCAACTTTACTGGCAGGGTTATCCGCCCGCAGAAATATCACGTCTGATGGGAATAAACCCGAACACGATTTATGCGTGGAAAAAACGCGACCAGTGGGATGAAACGCCACCCGTGCAGCGTGTCACGCAGTCCATCGATGCGCGCCTCATCCAGCTTACTGAAAAACAGAATAAAACAGGTGGTGACTTCAAGGAAATAGACCTGCTGACCCGGCAGCTTAAAAAGCTGCATGATGGCCAGCCGGATGTGATGGCCGCAGGAAAGAAAGGCCGGGCGAAAAAACTCAAAAATCATTTCACGCCGGAACAGATTGCCGCACTGCGGGAAAAAATCATCAGCAGGCTGGAGTGGCATCAGCGGGGCTGGTTTGACTCCCTGACCCTTTGCAGGGAAGCCGGGATACGTAACAGGATGATCCTGAAATCCCGACAGATTGGGGCGACCTGGTATTTTGCACAGGAAGCACTGCTGATGGCGCTGCGTGACGATGTGGCACAACCTTACCAGCGTAACCAGATTTTTTTGTCTGCGTCGCGTCGTCAGGCGTTCCAGTTTAAAAGCATTATTCAGAAGGCTGCGGCTGAAGTTGATGTGGAGCTGAAAGGGGGCGATAAAATCATCCTCTCCAACGGCGCAGAGCTGCATTTTCTTGGTACTTCTGCTGCGACGGCACAGTCCTACACGGGCAATTTTTATTTTGATGAATTTTTCTGGGTCAGTCGCTTTGCTGAACTGCGCAAGGTGGCTGGCGCTATGGCAACCCTCAGCGGACTGCGGCGCACCTACTTCTCCACGCCATCCACCGAAACGCACGAGGCATACGCCTACTGGAATGGCGACCGCTGGAACGAGAAAAAGGCCACGCATAAACGCCAGCGTTTTTCTGTGGACTGGAAAACGCTGCATAACGGGCTTATCTGCCCTGACCGGACGTGGCGGCAAATTGTCACGCTGGAAGATGTGGTTAATCACGGCTGGAAACACACCGATATTGACGAAATTCGTGATGAAAACACCGAAGACGAGTTCCGCAATCTCTATATGTGTGAGTTTGTCCGCGAAGGGGAATCGGCATTTAACCTGAATATCCTGATTGGCTGCGGTGTTGACGGATACGACGACTGGAAAGACTGGAAACCTTTTGCTCCCCGCCCGATGGGGAATCGTCCGGTATGGATTGGGTATGACGCAAACGGCAGCAGTGGAAACGGCGACAGCGGCGCTGTGTCCGTGGTGGTTCCTCCGGCTGTTCCTGGAGGCCGTTTTCGAACGGTGGAGACGCGACGCGTTCAGGGGCTGGAGTTTGAAGAACAGGCCAGAGTCATTGAAGAGTTCACGTGTCGCTACAACGTGGAACACATCGGCATTGATGTGACGGGCGGGAACGGGGAGGCTGTTTATCAGATAGTGAAACGGTTTTTCCCTGCTGCTATTCCGTACACCTTCACGCTGTCATCAAAACGGTCGCTGGTACTGAAAATGCTGCAAATAATGCGTGCCGGGCGGTGGGAATATGATCGCGCCGAACGCGAGCTGGTCGCAGCCTTTAACGCCGTGCGTAAGGTGAAAACACCGGGCGGCTTTATCACTTACGAAACGGACCGTGCGAGGGGGATCAGCCACGGCGACCTTGCGTGGGCAACCATGCTTGCTGTCATTAACGAACCGATTGGCGGCGAAGGGGAAAACGAGCGTTTTACGGTTATGGAGTTCTGATGAGCAGAAAAAATAAAAAAGTGCGCATGAGTTCACGCATTGATCTCGCTGATGCGCTCAGGAAAGAATCATCGCTCAGTGCATTCACATTTGATGGTCCTTATCGCCTGACCGGGCATGACCTGCTGGACAATATGTACTGTGCTGATAACGGGCGGTGGTATGAAACCCCGGTGGACTGGTACAGTCTGGCAAGAGCCGCCCGGCAAACGTCCTGGCATCAGTCTGCGCTTTACTTTAAGCGTAATGTATTGCTCGGGTGCTACATCCCGCACCCGCTGCTTTCCCGGCAGGATTTCTCGGCGCTGGCGCTGGACTGGTTTGTGTTCGGTAACGCATTCCTTGAGCTTCGGAGCAATATGCTCGGCGAACCGCTTAAATTACGGCACGCCCTGGCGAAATACATGCGACGCGGAAGCGATCTTGAATCATGGTGGTATGTGCAGGATGGCAAGGACGCGTTCCAGTTTCGCCCTGGCAAAGTGTGCCACCTGATGAATCCGGATATTAACCAGGAAATCTACGGCATGCCGGAATATCTTGGCGCATTACTCTCGGCCAGCCTTTCTCATTCGGCGGACATGTTCAGAAAACTGTACTACGACAACGGATCCCACGCCGGGTGCATCATCTACATCGGTGCAGCGCAGGTAAACCGCGAAAGCATGGACTCCCTGAAAGAAACGTTACAGGGTGCGCGTGGTGGTGGTGCATTTAAAAACGTGCTCATTCATGCGCCCAACGGGGGCAAAGAAGGGGTGCAAATTTTGCCGTTCCAGCAGATCACCGCAAAGGATGAGTTCATGAATGTTAAGGCGGCATCCCGTGATGATGTGCTGGCTGCGCACCGCGTTCCGCCGCAACTGATGGGGGCGATGCCGGGCGAAAAAAGTGCGTTTGGTGATGTGGAGAAGGCCGCGCGGGTTTACGCAATTAACGAGCTGATGCCCGTCATGGAGGCCATGAAGCACATCAATGACTGGCTTGGCGAAGAGGTGATCCGCTTTAACCCTTACGCACTGTTAGACACCCAGCCCACATCCTGACGCGCTTCGCTTGTCTGCTGCTTCGCCGGGGCATAAAAAATTTATGCCCCGACTCTCCAGCTCCTGTATCAGTCAGATAATTTCACGACGCTTTCCTGCTGATTGCCATCATCGACAGTCAGACTCTTACGCAATCCCACCGCGTTGACTGCATGTTCTCGCCGTCTCAGTGCGATTTTGACGGCCTTACCTTTCACCCCATCAAATCAAAAGCCCTCACGTCTTTTTCACGCTCAGCGTGAGAAATACAGCCATTCTGTTCTATCTCTGCGACATCGTTCAGGGAATGCTATTTACCCCCTGAAACGCGGGCTGTTCCCCCGTCACCTGCGCGCAGAAAAAACGCGTTTTTTTGTGCACG